CTGAAACGTCACTTTTGACATACTTTAGAGTGTAACTGTTCCCCTATACTATAAACTACTTACTAAGACTTTTTATAAGGTATATATAGTATGCCTACCTACTCTATAGATATGGAAGGGTGTGTCATTCTCAGCGTGCACGACGTCCAGACGTATCAATCTTCTTTTTCGTTGACATCTTAACCAAATCCCTGGAACGTCTTCGTAACTTTGTGGTACAATCTCAATAATGCTTAATCCACAGGTATAACTAACGTAGACACCGGAGACTCCCTATGTTACCTATGATCGAGACCTTCAATGGTCAATTTTTTTCGTTGAACACCGATTCCCTTGAAGGCTTGACTATCGATAACATCGCTCACGCTTTGTCTATGGTCAACCGTTTCAATGGCCACACTAAATTCCCTTACAGCGTCGCTGAACACTCAGTGCACGTTGCGTCACAGCTTCCACCGGACCTGCAGCTGATTGGTTTGCTGCACGACGGTTCGGAAGCGTTCATCCAGGATATCCCCGCACCGTTCAAGCCTTACCTCCCTGACTACGCTGTCATTGAGAAGCAGGTGCAGGATCGTGTGTACCGAGCATTCGGTATGGACCCGGAGTGGGTAGATTCGGTCTACGCAGAAGTTAAACACGTGGACAGCATGATGTGTCAAGTTGAGGCAACTCACTTGCTGCATTCTACGGGTGCCGGTTGGGCCAGTAACCCAGCGAACCTCGGCATCTATGGACTTAGCCCGGTGGCCGCCGAAGGTCTCTTTTACTTGGCCTTCGACAAGATCACCAAGGGCAATTACTTTACGGGGCCTCTAACCCCAGCTTATTTGCAACAACTGATCGGAGAACACAATGCAATCAATTCAAGTGGTAAAGCGTGATGGTCGTAAAGAACCCTTTACTTGGGAAAAGATCGATCGCGTAATCGAATGGGCCGGTGAGGGCCTGGACGTCTCTACCTCTCAGGTTGGCGTCAATGTCCGTCTGCACGTATTCGATGGGGTGACCACTCAGGATCTGCACCGTGCTGTGGTGAAAGCCATGGCCGACTTGATCTCAGCGGATGAGCCCGACTACCAGTACATGGCCGCTCGTGCTGCGATGTTCGGTATCCGCAAAGAAGTGTACGGGCAGTTCGAACCGATGTACTTCCCGCTGTTCGTGAAATCGATGGTGGCCAAAGGCCTGTACGACGAAGCAATCCTTAACGATTACGACGAGTACGAGCTGAGCGTAATGGCTGAAGCGATCGATCATAGCCGTGACCTGAGCTACGCGTACGCCGCAGTGAAACAGCTGGAAGGCAAATACCTGGTGCAGAACCGTGTGACCGGTGAAATCTATGAAACGCCGCAGATGGCGAACATGATGATTTCGGCGTGCTTGTTCTCCCGTTATCCGCAAGACGTCCGCATGGATTACGTCCTGAAGTTCTACGAATACCTGTCGACCTTCAAGATCTCCCTGCCGACGCCGATCATGGCAGGTATGCGTACGCCGACCCGTCAGTTCTCCTCTTGCGTGCTGATCTCAGCCGGGGACTCCCTGGATTCCATCAACGCAGCATCGGCGGCAATTGTTAAGTATGTGTCTCAGCGTGCCGGTATCGGTCTGAACGTCGGTGACATCCGTGCTTTGGGCTCTGAGATCCGTGGCGGCGAAGCGAATCACACGGGTTTGATCCCCTTCATCAAACTGATGCAAGCGGCAGTGAAGTCCTGTTCTCAGGGTGGCGTGCGTGGTGGTGCGGCAACAGTATTCTATCCGGCTTGGCATTACGAAGTGATGGATCTGTTGGTATTGAAGAACAACCGCGGTACCGAAGCTAACCGTGTGCGTCACATGGATTACGCCGTGCAGCTTAATGGCTTCCTGTATCAGCGTCTGCTGTCTAACGGCAAGATTTCCTGCTTCTCTCCGCACGAAGTCCCTGGCCTGCTGGATGCATTCTTTGCTGACCAGAAAGAGTTTGCCCGTCTGTATGAAATCTACGAAGCCGACTCCAGCATCCGTCGCCAGACGTACACTGCTGCAGAGCTCTTCGGTGTGATTGCATCTGAGCGTGCCTCTACCGGTCGTATCTACATCCAGAACGTTGATCACTGCAACACGCACTCTCCGTTCCGTCCGGAAGTGGCACCGGTTCGCCAGTCTAACCTCTGCCTGGAAATTGCTCTGCCGACCAAACCGATGGAATTCGTCAATGACGGTTCCGGCGAAATCGCTCTGTGTACGCTGGCTGCGTTCAACCTGGGCGAACTGACTCCAAGCGAGTTCCCGATTGCAGCTGACCTCCTGGTCCGTGGCCTGAACGAACTGCTGGATTATCAGGACTACCCGGTACTGGCCGCCAAACAAGGCAGTGATTACCGTCGTACCCTCGGTGTGGGCGTGATCAACTATGCTTACTGGCTGGCCAAACAAGGCCTGAAGTATTCAGATGGCTCTGCTAACGAACCGACTCACCGTCTGTTTGAACAAATGCAGTACCACCTGATGAAAGCGTCGGTTGAACTGGCCAAAGAGAAGGGTGCCTGCCCGGGCTTCCATGAGACCACGTACTCACAGGGTATCCTGCCAATTGACACGTACAAGAAGGATGTTGACTCCATCGTCAGCTCTAAACTGTACTGCGATTGGGATGGCCTGCGTGCGGATATCATGAAGTACGGCATGCGTAACTCTACCCTGTCAGCGTTAATGCCTTCTGAGACGTCCTCACAGATCTCTAACTCCACCAACGGCATCGAGCCGCCACGTGGTCTGGTCTCTGTGAAACAGTCGAAAGACGGTGTGCTGCGTCAGGTAGTGCCGGAAGTGGCCCGTCTGCGGGATGCATACCAAACGCTGTGGATGCTGCCGGATAACAAAGGGTACATCGAGCTGGTGGCTATCATGCAGAAGTTCGTCGACCAGACGATCTCTGCGAACACCAACTACGACCCGAGTAAGTTCCCGAACAACAAGGTGCCGGCCAAGCAGGTCCTGAAAGACCTGATCACCGGTTACAAGCTGGGCGTCAAAACCTGGTACTACCACAACACCCGTGACGGTTCTGACGATAAGTCCTTCGAAGACAAAGCGTTACCGCCACTGGAAGCAGTGATTGTGGAAGACGACGGCTGCGAAAGCGGCGCCTGTAAGATTTAACCTCAAGGGTCCTTCGGGACCCTTTCTCTTTGGAGCTCCTTATGGGAATCCCTGCAACGATTTACCACCGCCCAAACGGCGAGCAACAATCAATCATCATTAACGACGTAGACGATCTGGACGCAGCTTGGTTCAAGGCTAACCACGTTCGGGTTTCTATGGAAGAAGACGGCACAGGTGGCTACATCCTATACGGTGATTATGGTGCGTCGATGGAGGACGGTACTCCAGAAGAAGCAATCGTATTCAGCGGCGGGAAGAGTTGCCGCGACTCCCTTAAGTCCCTGCGTGAAGCCATTGAAGAGCTAAAGTAATGCGTCTTGTAGAACTCTCGGAATTGGACGACAAACTGTGCGTCCGCCATGCGGCAAAGATCTATTTCCGCATCAAGAACCCCACCAGCAAACAGAAATGGACTAACGGCCGGACTCGGGAAGTCCTGAACTTACCGAAAACCGTGTTGCTTGATGACTACAACGTTGAAGTTTATGTTGATCCTGAGACGATTCTGGTAGTCCGATCTGCCGGTGATGCGGTATACTCTCACTTTCGCGATGCACAGTCAGGAAAATGCAGTCCGACTGTGACGAATCCGGCCTTAGCGGTCGTGTCTTATAAACGAGGAATTCCTTATGCCATTTAACAAAATCCACGACCTGATGGATGATGCTCCTTCCGTTCCATACATGGACACCCGTCACGTTACCCGTGCGGGCTTAATGCTTAACACCGCTGCCAAGTCGAAGGCCGTTGTCCTGTCTCAGGCAGACATCGCCCGTCTGATGAACTTCACGGCTAATGAAGGTGTGCTCGACATGGATAAGCTGCGTGAACAAGGTCCTATCGTTCTGCAGTTCGATGGCCAGCGTGATGACAAAGGTCGCTTCGTGATCGCCTTGCTGACCGTCCCAATGGATGAAGGCAATCAGGTGACGTGCTTCCCGTACTCTAACAATAACGAAAAAGACAAAATGTGGCCGTACGATAAACACTTTGTCTTCGGTAACGTTAGTGACTTGAAGAAGATCACTATTCAAACCCGTGATACGCACCCGCTGGCGAGCGCCGAAGACCTGGACGAACTGGGTAAAACCCACTTGTCCGCCCTGAGCGCTATCGTGCTGAAATTCCTGTTTGCTCAGCAGCAAGGCCTGTTTACCGTAGTGCCGGACAACCGTGACTACTCCAAACTGAATAAGAAACGTGAGAAGAGCAAGAAGTCTCCGTTCGTCCCCGATAACCTCCTGGTATGGAGCAAGTAATGCAAACTCTCAACGCTTATTCTGATTTGATCCGCGGCTGGGCGGCCGACCGTAACCTTATCGAAGGTTCTAAGCCGGTAAACCAGTTCGATAAACTGTTCGAAGAGAACGGCGAGAACGCCGGCCACTCCGCCCGCGGCAAGCTTGACTTGGTGCCAGATGATTTAGGTGACATGTTCGTTGTGATCACCATCCTGGCTGCCCAGTTGGGCCTGAGCGTACCTCTGGCCAAAGCCCAGACCTATGAAGGCAGCGAGACCCTGTGCTCTACCATTCGTCTGTCCTTGTATGCCGAGCTCGGCCATTTAGTCGTGCTGGTAGATAAACGCTGCCTGGACAGCGACATCGAGTTCTCCCTGTCGGAAGTTGCCTACCTGTTGCGTCGTCAAGCACAGGACTTGGGCACCACCCTGGAAGCCTGCGTTGATCACGCATGGAACGAAATCAAAGACCGTAAAGGCCGTATGATCGACGGCGTATTTGTTAAAGAGGCTGATTTAGCATGAGTTTTTCCACTTTCAATCCAAACGAAGTTAACTACCTGACTGAGCCAATGTTCTTCGGCCAAGGCTTGAACGTTGCCCGTTTCGATAAACTGAAGTATCAGCACGTTGATGATGAGTTCACTCAGAAAGTGCTGGCCTTCTTCTGGCGCCCGGAAGAAATCGATCTGTCCAAAGACCGCATCGACTTCAATGAGAAGCTGGCAGATCACGAGAAGCACATCTTCACCAGCAACCTGCAGTACCAAACCCTGCTGGATTCTGTGCAGGCCCGTGGCTTAGAGTCAGCGTTCGCGAAGATTATCTCCCTTCCGGAACTGGAAAACTGGTTCCAGACGTGGGGGTTCTCCGAGACGATCCACTCTCGCTCGTACACCCACATCATCCGTAACCTGTACCCAGATCCAGGTGTGGTCTTCGATAACATCGTGATCAATCCTGAGATCGCTGAGCGTACGATCAACCTGACCGGTAACTATGACCGCTTCATCAAAGGCGTGGACATGTGGTCCATGTTCGGTGAAGGTCGCTTCCAGGTTAACCAGATCAACCCCAACGTGCTGAGTGAAATCCTGGCGAATCCGATGGCTCCTCGCCCGGCGCCGAAGGTTATCGAGACACTGGACGTGTCTATGCCACAGCTGATGTCCGATGCTCACTTCCTGCTGGCCGACATCAACACGTTAGAAGCTCTGCGTTTCTACGTGTCGTTCGCCTGTTCGTTCGCGTTCAACGAGCGTGAGCTGATGGAAGGTAACGCCAAGGTGATCAAGTTCATCTGCCGCGACGAGTCACTGCATAAGACTTCGACCACGTGGATGCTGAACAAGTTGGCAGACGGTTCGGAAGGTAAAGAATGGGCGGCGATCGCCCGGGCTAACGCTTCTCGTATTCCTGCTCTGTTCAAATCGGTTGCCGACCAGGAAATCCGTTGGGCGAAGTACCTGTTCAAAGACGGTGCGATGCCCGGCATTAACCTGGAAACCATCGGGGCGTACATCGAGTATCTCGTTGACATCTGTCTGAACCAGCTGAACATGCCAGGTATCTACGGGCGTAAGAAAAACCCGATGCCGTGGATGAACACTTACACGAACTCGGAAAACGTACAGGTTGCCCCACAAGAAGTTGAGCTCTCAAGCTATCTGACTGCCGACTTGCAGATGGAAGGCATGAACGACTTCGGCGACCTTACACTGTGATCAATCAGCCCAGGGACGGGCGTTTTACTGGTATAAGTAAAGAGTAGAGATAAAGGGGATCTTATGTTTAACAAGCAAGCATTACACAACCGCTTTCAAAACGGTTGTCTGGCAGCGATCGGGACAGCACCGATTGTTGGTTTAGCGTCTTATAAAGTCCTCGAGGACCTCAAACTCGACCGGGACTTGTATAAGATCGCGAAGTTCACCCTCTTAGCATCTCTTGTCTCTGGGCTGGTCTGGTCACTCTTCCCATCCGCTCGCCGCAAGCCTTCCGAAGAGGAAGAGTCTGCAGTGAAAAACTCGTACTCACCTGTTCTGCTTATTCAGATTAGTGAATCGATTAAGGATGCAGAAGACGCCTACATCATGAAGTTGCACAGGGAACGTCAGGCCGATAAGGCTGCCGAAACCAGTTCAGCGGGTGTGCTGGAGCCAAGACGATCTTCATCCTTCCCGGGCTATGTCCGTCCAGGAGAGATCACGGTTGAGCGAACTGAAACGCGTACTTCGGGTGGTTATGCTAACCCATTGCGTGCATCCAGTCCGTTCCGTTCTTCAACACTGAGCAGTGGTGATCGAGAGTTATCTTCGGTCGACATTTCTTCAGTACTGCTATCGGATGATCCAAATGATTAAGTCTAAAGTAACATTGGAGCTCTCCATTACGGAGGGTTCACGGGTAAGTGGATGGGGTGAATCCGCGGTCCAAGAGTACATCCTTCGGCATCCGAAGCTGGCCGGTGATATTCGTTTGCGTTGTCAGCGAAGGGATATTGACGAAGTACTAGAAGATCTGTCAGTATCTGCGGTATCCGAAACCTTCGGAGCCAATACTGAAGTGACTCTGGTCGATGTCGGTAACGAATTAGCCCGTTCTTCCACCGGTGTTCCGCTCTCGAAGAAAGAGCAGGAAGAATTGGAAAATATGCTCGAACAAAAAGATCCACAAACTCAACAAGATAACCCGTTCAAAATCAAGATCGGTTGATCTGTAAGCAATAAACAGGAGATTGACCTCTCCTGTTTTTATCCCGTATAATCATCCTAAAGAGGAAACTGAAACATGCCTAAACTAATCGTCGGAATCAACGGGTTAGCCCAACACGGTAAAGATACCAGCGCTGATATGCTGAAAGCGTACCTGGCACTGCGTGGTATCACCTGTGAAATCATCCCATTCGCCAAGCCTATCAAGGACATGGCCCGCTATGTCTTCGACATGACGGATGAAGACGTGAACACGTCCGCAGGCAAGAAGCGTGTGATCCCGACAGCTCGTGGCCTGACCTCTCGACAAATCCAACAGAAGATCGGTACCGAATCCTTCCGTGATGTGTTCTTCCCGGAAATCTGGACCGACTTTTTTATCAGAACTGCAGCGAAATCAGAGGCTGACGTCATCGCGATCCCTGACATGCGGTTCGACAATGAGATCGACCTGGTATCGGCCTTCCCTGAAACGCAGGGTTGGGGTGCGACTACCATGAAGGTCTTTAACCCGAACGTTGACGCCCAGGCGCCGGCCCACATTAGCGAGAAACCGCAGCCCGACGAGAAGTTTGATACCGTTATCATTAACTCGGGGACGCTGGAAGATCTGCGTGATAAAGTCGTTTCCTGGGCGGATGCACGCATCCTCCCGAGACTCTCATGAATATTACTAACCGGACGCCCCTCGCGGGCGTCAAACTGTTTGACAGCAATACCTATCCAGCCAGTTGTATCGATCTGTATTGGCGTGGCGCCGCCCCGATTATCTTCGAACTGTCGGATGATCCCGATGAAGGCGACGCGTACCCCCATTTTTTAGTCCATATCCACTCCCAACTTTCCGTTCAAGCCATCCAGCTCCTCCAACATGATGACCACCGCATCCTCGTAGCCGAAGTTAAAGGCGGCGACCAAACGTTTTGGGCCGTGCAGGATGATGACGTGGTGACGTTGGACCTGAAGAAACCTATTTTTAGTGAGGAATACACGGTATTCACGGCTCCGTATTACCTGGAGGACGTGTTCAAAATGACGATCGGAGAAGCGGTGTTGGCGACAACGTTTTCGCCGGTGGATTTGTACTGGTTGCTCGGCCCGGCTGGCCGTACAGTAGGGTTGTATGATACGAAGATCTGGGAGGAAGCAGCTCGCCGCCTCCCAGGCTCTTATTTTTTAGATCTGCTCGCTACCACTGAAGGTACCTTGCTGGATCCGAAGTAATAACCGATCACGTTCATCCACGCCGTGCTCAGGGATCCGAGCATGATGTTGACGATGTTCATGCTTTCCGTAGGGATTGGCACGAAGATCAGCATGAAGATGATCGCGAAGAGTCCACCGGTTACCGCTGCCGCCAGGGTAGCCGGCGTACGATCCCGCAGTGTCATCTCCCGTTCCCGGGCGTTAGCTACGTCCTGAAAGTACTCGTCCTTAAGGTTTAACTGAGTGAGGGTTGCACGGAATTCACCGTCCAGTTCAATCAGCTTGGCCAACATCTCCGGCGTTTGAGCCCCGATAGCGTCTGCCAGGGCCGCGTCAACGTCCTCTGGCGGAGTGTCGAAAAGCTTTGACGCTAAAAAACTAATGGCGATACCGGAAAGTGGCCCGTTAAGGGCCATTCCGAGAGTCGGCGCTACGCGGATGACGAGCGACTTCCAATCAAACGGCATATTCCTCGACCTCATCGACGGATCCCGCCGTGAACTGATCAACCAGCGATTTGAAGGTAGACTTCATGTGGTTAACCATGTTCGTTTGTTCCTGGGCGGTATCCAGTTTGGCCAGTCCTTCCTTGTACCGGCAGTAACGGCTACCGAAGTTCGACTTCTTGTCGGGGTTGTACTTTGGAATCTTGGCCAATTCCTTGAGGTGAACGATGCCAATATAGTCTCCCAGGCTGCCATCGTCAGTCTTCTCGTAGATGAAGATATCAGGGGAGACGTCGCTCCCCTCTTTCACCTTGGCCACTACCTCGTACTTCCCGTCCTTGAAATGCGTGATCAGGACAAGAGTATTAGGCATACAGGATTCTCCACCAGAACTGCAGCGAGAAGGAATCTACCTTCGGTACCGCACGGAACGTCTTGATGTTGAACATGTCGCCGGACTCCTTGAACAGACCCACTTCGGAAATGTTCTCGCCGTTTGCTTCAGCTGGACCGAGCACGAAGTCCACTGTGATGTAATCCTGGGCGTCGGTCAGGGCTGACGGGGTGATGCTCAGGTTACGGTTATAGGTGATGATCGGGTTGTACAGATCATTCAGGGTTGGGTCCGGGCGCTTAGGCTTGCGGCCCAGCGAGTAG